AATGATTCTTATATGATTCTTATAAATTTTTTATAAAATAAAATAAATTATTTATAAAGTTTTTATTTTTATTATAATTATTCTTAAATGATTCTTATATGATTCTTATATGATTCTTATAATTATTCTTATATGATTCTTATATGATTCTTATAATTATTCTTAAATGATTCTTAAATGATTCTTATATAATTCTTATAATTATTCTTATATGATTCTTATATGATTCTTAAATGATTCTTATAATAATTCTTATAATGATTCTTATAATGATTCTTATAATTATTCTTATAATGATTCTTAAATGATTCTTATAATGATTCTTATAATGATTCTTATAATGATTCTTATAATGATTCTTATAATGATTCTTATATTATTATTATAAAGTTTTTTATAAAATAAATATTTATAAAATTAAAAAATAAAATAAATATTTATTACTTAAAGATTTTGATATAAAGATTAATTATAATGACTGAAGAAAATTCTTCTAATTGGTGGAAACCTAGTATAAATGGAAAAAAAAGAATAATGTGGTGCGGAACACATCCTATACAATCAAATGGATATAGTAGAGTTATGTATTATATAGGTAAATATTTAGCTAAATATAAAGATATAGAATTAACTATTTACGGATTTCAAAATTTTAATATTTTAGGAGGTCAAGAAGTTTTAAGAGGTGATATTCCTAAAAATGTTATAATTCATGATGCATATGCATGTGAAGATCCTAAAAGATCAGGATTTGGAGAAAAAGAAATAGGAAATTATATTAAAGAACATCCTCAAGATATTATAATTATATTTAATGATTCAATTATTACTACTAGTTTAACTGCAACTATTATTAATGAATGTGGAAATTATAGAAATAAATTTAAATTAATTTCTTATATGGATCAAGTATATAGATATCAAAAAAAAGAATATATACAACTTTTAAATACTTTTTATGATGGTATTATTGCTTTTACACCATATTGGAGAGATGTTGCATATAAATTAGGAATAAGAAAAACAATGCCTATTTATGTTTTTCCTCATGGTTTTGATCATAAATTATATTATCCTATAGATCAAAAAATTGCAAGATTATATTATAATTATGATGAAAATGATTTTATGGTATTAAATTTAAATAGAAATCAACCAAGAAAAAGATGGGATACAACAATAATAGGATGGATTGAATTTGTAGAAAAACATTATCAAGTTAATGTAACTAAAAAATTAAATAAAAATGATTGTAAAATTAATAAATATACATCTAGACCTATTAAATTAGTTATTGGTACTATGGTTGATGGTTATTGGGATTTATCAAATGTTATTGAAAATGAAGTTAAATTTAGAGATGTTCCTTTAGATTATGTAACAAATACTATTATAACAGTTCAAGCACCACAACAATTATCAGATAGAGATATTAATATATTATATAATGCATGTGATATTGGATTAAATTCTGCAGATGGTGAAGGTTTTGGATTATGTGGATTTGAGGGATTAGCATTAGGAAAAGCTCAAATTTCATCATATGTAGGTGGAATGAGAGAATTTTTAAATGATAATATTTCATTAATTATAAAACCTAAAATTAATATTTATTTAGATAATAAAACTACTGGTATTGGTGGAATTGCTGAATTAACTGATCCTCATGATTATGCAGATGCATTTTGGAAATATTTTAGTAATCCTGATTTAGTTGAAAAACATGGATATAAAGGAAGACAACATATATTAACAAATTATAAATGGGAGAATATGGTCGATTATTTATATAATAGAATTCTTATTAATATATAAATATATATAAGAATAATTATTAATAATAAAAATAAGTTTAATAAAAAAAAAGACAAAAGAGATTTTTATTAAACTTCAAAATTTTAAAATATATTTAATTTTTAATAATATTATATATAAAATTCCATAAATTATTTTTCTATAATTTATGGAAATTTTATATTATTTATTTTTCTCAATGAATAATAATATTTTATTAATATTAATCATTGGTAATATTGGATAACATTCATGTAAATGAGTTTTTAGAAAAGTTTGAATTTTATAATTAATTGGAAATAAATGAGTAAATCCTTTTTCATTATCTGTTATAAGTGATTTAATATTAATATCAAAATCTAATAAATGAGAACTTTGAATTGGTAATATTAATAATAATTGATATTTAGATGGTAGAAAATTACCATTTTTTGTAATTTCAGGTATATCATCAATAACATTCAAATAATTACTAATATCTTTAGATGTAGGTGGGAAATTATATGGATAAAACCATTCATAATCTAAATCAAATTTTTTATAATAATTATATGTCCAATATATTCCTTTTATATATGATGAAACAATTAATGATATTAATGAACTATCATAATTAATATTAATATCAAATAATGATTTATAATAATAATATCTCCATTTCTTATTATTATTATAAATATCATATATTAATTTATCTTTATTTTTAAGACCATATTCATTACTATTACATATCATATTTAAAGGTTTTTTTTCAATAAATTTAGAAACTTCTTTAAATATTTCTATATCTTCATCTTTTGATATTAACATAAATATTTCTTTTAAACAATTTTTATTAATTTTATTATTTGATACTAATGAACCATTTTCTTTAATTGCATTTGTTGTTATATTTATAAGATTATTTAAACCATTATTTTTTAAATTTAATGTAGGTATATGAGGAATAAAATCATTTCCTAATATTGAACACATTACACAATAACTCTCAATTATTTCAATATCATTTAAATTTATCCATTTTTCTCTCAATTCTAATAAAAGTGCTTCCTTAAGATTATTTATATTTACATAAATAATTTCTCCATTATTCTCTCTCATTAAATATATATTTGATATACCTGATATTAATGATAATATAATTAAATCTGCATCTAATCCATTTATTACATAATTCTTATTTTTATTTTTATTTTTATTATCATTATCATTATCATTATTATGATCATTATGATTAAAATAATTAAAAATTTTATTTTCACCTTCACCATTATTAGAACTACCATCAAAAATAAATGAAGATTTATTTTCAATATTAATTTTAGATTGAAGATAATTATCAAGAGAATTCATAAATATAGTTCCAGTTGAAATTGCATTAGTATCCCATTTAACTTCAATTTTATCAATTTTATTTTTAAATATAGTTAAATATCTTCTTTTTCTTTGTTGAATAATTTTTGCAAGAGGTGCAACACCATCTATACAAATAAGAAGTTTTTTTGGTTTATATAAATCATTATAAGAATTAATTTTATTCCAAAGATTTAAAAATAATTTATCTTGATTTATTTCTTTTGCGGCTTCTGGATGAATAATACCATTAAAATCAATTGCATATATATAAATATTTTCAGGAAGTGATGATATAATTATATTTTTATATTTTTTTGTTAAATGATAGAAATAATAAGGAATACCCATTAATAATTATTTTTTTATTTTAAAATATTTAATAAAAATAATCATTTTTTATATAGTTTTTTTTATTCTTATTTTCTTATAGAATAAAAAATATTATTTTTAAATGGCAGGTTTTAATGACTTCTTAAATATCTTCTTTGGTTCTTCTCAATCTCAAGTTACTGCATATGCAATTTTAGCTGCAATAATTGCTATTTGTATTACTATTTTTTTAACAAAAACTGATATGACAATTGGTGATAAATTTTTATTAGTTCTATTTGTTCTTTTAACTTTAGTTCCTGGTGTTTTCCTTATTTTATTTGAAATCACTTGTATGGTTACTGGTGGAAGTAGAGATAAACGTTGGTGGTGTTGGTTATATGCATGGGTAGTTGCAATATTTGTTGTTATTTATTGTTTATTAGTTGTTATTATTTCATTTAGTTCTCTATTTACTTATAATAATGCAATGGAAAATATTGAATTAAATGAAAATAAGAATAAAATGTCACCTCAACAATCTAATGATTATGCAAAGGCAATTTTAGAAACTAATGATTATAAAGAAAATTTTCAAAATAATGATTTAGATAGAACTATTAAATCTTTAATGATAAATGCAGATAATAATGAAAAAAAAAAAGAAGATTTTATTAATGAACCTTTATCAAATTTAAAAGAAGAAAAAAAAGAAATTAGTCCTTTTATTGGAGGTTATGCAACTTTTGAAACATTCGCAAATAAAACTTCAAAAACTGATGATAAAGATGAAGATATAAAAGAAACTCCTAAAAAAGATTCGTCTATTAAATCTGATAAAAAAGATTCTTCTGTTAAATCTGATAAAAAAGATAATATAAAGGATGAATTTTCAGGAAGTGTAAATATTGAAGATAAAGAAGAAGGTTTTGAAGATGAAAAAAAAGAATTAAAGAAAAATAAAGAAGAAAAAAATGAACCAGAAGCAGTTATAGAACCTTTTGGAAATATGAATTTTGGAGTTAAATATTCAAGTTATTAAAGATTTAAGAATTTATTAATATTTAATAATTAATGTTAAAATAAATATTTATGAAAAGTAAAATTAATGAAAAACAATTATTTAAAATTCAATCTTGTAGAAATTGTGGTTTAAATGGTCATATTTATAAAAATTGTCCTCATCCTATTATTAGTTTTGGTATTATTTGTTATAAAATTGAAAATAATAATGAAATTAAATATTTAATGATTCAACGTAAAGATAGTATTTCTTTTATGGAATTTATTAGAGGTAAATATGAAATTAATAATATTGATTATATTAAACAATTATTGAATAATATGGCATTATCTGAAAGAAATATGATTATTAATAATAAATTTGAAGATATTTGGAATTATGTCTGGCAACAAACAGATATTAATAATAAAAATAATAAAGAATTTATTAATTCAAAAATTAAATTTAATATGTTAAATGAAAATAACTTTCTTAAAAATTATATTACTTCTATTAAAGGTGTTTTTGCAGAAAGAGAATATGGTTTCGCTAAAGGTAGAAGAAAAATGAGAGAAAGTGATATTGATTGTGCAGTTAGAGAATTTTATGAAGAAACTAGAATTAAAAATGATGATATTCAAATTTTAGAACATATTATACCTTTTGAAGAAATATTTTTTGGTACTAATGGTATCATGTATAAACATGTCTATTATGTTGCAAAATTAATTAATAATGATTTAGATGTTAAAGTTGATGAAAATTGTATTGAACAAATTAGAGAAATTAGAGCTGTTAAATGGTATAATTCAAATGAAGTAATATCTCATATTAAAAGTTATTATATAGAAAGAATTGAATTATTTAAATTTGCAAATAAAAAAGTTATGGAATTTGAAAATTTACTTTAATTATTTTAATTATAAAAATTGATTATTATTTTTATTTTATATTCATTTTATTAATTAATTATGAGTATGAATTTTCCTTTATGGAAATTAAGAGAAGATTATATTGATATTAATTCTATTAATTGGACTGATTTATCAATTAATCCTAGAGCAATTGATTATTTAATTAATGAAGAAAATAAAGATAAAATTGATTGGAATTATTTATGTTTAAATAAAAATGAAAAAGTTATTGATTATTTATTATCATCTGAAAATATTAATAAAATTAATTGGAATCTTTTATCTATAAATAAAAATGAAAAAGTTATTAAATTACTTTTATCACCTGAAAATAAAAATAAAATTAATTGGGATTTCTTATCTCTTAATAAAAATGAAAAAGCTATTAAATTTCTATTTTTACCTGAAAATATAAATAATATTAATTGGACTCTTTTATCTAAAAATAATAATTCTTATTCTGTTGATTTATTATTATCACCTGAAAATAAAAATAAAATTAATTGGGAAATGTTATCCAATAATACTAATAAAAAAGTTATTGATTTTCTTTCATTACCTGAAAATTTTATTAATATTAATTGGTATAATATTAGTCAAAATAAAAATGCATATAATATTATTATTAATAATTTAGATAAAGTTAATTGGTGTAGTCTATCTAAAAATAAAAATATTAAAATTATTAAATTATTATTATTACCTGAAAATAAAAATAAAATTGATTGGTTCTATCTTTCCTTAAATAAAAATGCAATTTTTATTTTAAAAAATAATTTTAATAAAATTAATTGGTATTCACTTTCTTTAAATCATAATGCATATATGATCTTAGAAGATATTAAAGATAAAATTATTATTAAAAATTATTTATTATTATTTGATAATCCTTCTATCTTTAAACTTGATTATAATGCAATGAAAGAAAATCCTAATTATAAAATTTTTGAAGAAGAATTAATTAAAGAAGTTATGAAACCTTCCAGAATTCTTAAATGGTATAATAATAATAATAATAATTATGATTATGATTATTTAGAAGAATTATTTGGTTAATTCTAAATTATTTAAAGATTATTTTATTATATATTATTAAAAATAATAATGTTTAATGATATTCAAAAATATGTTATTTTAACTGACAATAATTGTTCAATGAATTATAATAAACCTTTTATTATTATTAAAGATCATAATTCTAATAAAGATAATTCAAATGATTCAAATGATAATCCTAATTATTTTACTGATCCTCATATCTGTTTATTTACACTTAGTTCTTAATTATTTTTTTCTTTTCAATTTAACTAATAGAAATGCCTGTAAAAAAAGAATATAATTTAACAGAAGAAGAATGTAAAGAATGGCGATTAAATAAAACTCGTAATCCTAGAACTAATGCAAAAATTAATATTGGAAAAGGTGTTTATAAACAATTATTAAAAGAATGTGAAAATGTTAAAACACCTATTTTAGATAAAGAAGATGATTCTAAAGAACTTAAAGATGATAATGATAAAAAAGATAATATTATAAAAGTTAAAATTAGTGGTAAAGAATTTAATCTCGATAAAGATAAATGTATTAAATTTTTAAAAGCAAATAAATTAAAAAATCCTTTCACTAATTTCACTATCGGTATTAATAGTCCTATCAGAAAAACAATTGAATTAGGTTGTGATAAATTAGGTATCACTAAACTATCTAAAGATATTGATGATGATAAACCTAAAGATGATAAACCTAAAGATGATAAACCTAAAGATGATAAACCTAAAGATGATAAACCTAAAGATGATAAACCTAAAGATGATAAACCTAAAGATGATAAACCTAAAGATGATAAACCTAAAGAAGTTAAAAA